GCGTAATACCACTCAATATAGGAGTGGTCTTCTTGCTGGCTCTCACTTCCACCAAACGATGATGTTGGTGAAGTTGCGCTTTACGCGCAGGAGTGCCTTCGGCAAAAAGCGTTGCCGGTGATGGTCCCGGTCTACCACGACCGAGAGAAACGCTCAACGACGAACCGGATGCTTTGTGTCGAACGATTCCGGCACCCAGGACCGCAGCAGTGCCGACCGTGGCGGTGATACCGACTGCGACTTTCTTCTTACTGATTCCCTTACGTTTACGAGCAGACTCAAGTTGAGCTTTTCTCAGTGCTGCCCTGCGCTTCGGTGTCATCCGATACGGGCCAGTGCTACGGCCACGACTACGGCGGCGACGACGTTTTGCCATCACTTGCCCTTTCGTTTTCGTGCCTGCGCTGCCCTGGTGAACCTGTTGCGCTTAGGAACCTTCTTGACCCTCTTTGTCTTCCCCTGCCAATACTTACTGCGTTTGCGAGAAAGTCGTAAATCCCTTTTCCTGTTGGATTCTCGCCTTTGTGCCGCTCTTCTTGCGTCCTTGTCGAATTTCTCAATCGCTTTTTTGGTTGCCGCGCCGATATCCAAGTTGATTCTGGTGAATCCCGCTGTCGGGTCTGGCACCGTGACCGGTGTTCCCACCTGGGAACCAAGGCCGGTCACCCGAACAACGTCCAACTCCTTGCTCTTCTTGGGCCTGCTCTGGACGTGACGGCGGTAGCCGTATGCGGCCCCTGCTGTCACTGCCAATACTGTAACCCCGCCAGCCACGGCGAGCTTGCGATTGCGCCCTCGTCGGCGTTTCCTGGCACTCGCAAGTTGAGCTTTACGCAAAGCGGCTTTCCGCTTTGGCGTCATCCTGTATCTGCGCCTGCTCATCTGATCAACTCCTGCACTACACCGGAACCACTCACCGAGAATCGTGGTGCCCGTGCGCGTTTCAGCCTTTCATATCGTGACCTGGCTCGCGACGAAATAACAGGCATGGGGTCGTAGTGACTTGTGATGCGCTTTCCGACCAAATGATCACGATGCACCGAAGCCCATCTCCAACTTGGGTGATACGAGAGTTGACCACGTTTCACCGTCACCGAAACGACGTGCCGACCGTAAATGTCTTCCATGTCGCTTCGTGATCTTCGGTCGTGAGAAACGTGGAACCACACCAGATTCGGGTCTTGCTGATCGTGATGCCTGCCAAGATGCCGGAAGTGCTGCTGTTCGATGATCGCCTTGTGCCCACCTTTGTAGGTATAGTGGTACAACTTCACTTTCTTTGGTAAGTAATGTTCGCCATGCTTTGTCTTCAAAGCGTTCTCGCGAAGATGGTCCCTTGTCTTCGCCCCTACGACGATCCCGGCTCCGACAACACCGATTCCTGCTGCGGTGAGTGCGAGCTTCTTCTTGCGACTCCCCCTGCCATTGGACTTGATCAGTTTGGTATGCGGTGTTTTCTGAAGATTGGAACGACTTTTCGCAAAACTCTGATTCGGTCGTTTAGCCAAAGATCGTGCCGGTGGCGCACTCTTTCTCGCCACACCACGTTTCGTGACCTTTGTCGTGGTGATCGCAACCGGCTTTCGCCGTGCTGTCGGCTTCCGCTTGTTTGGTTGACGCAAACGCTTTCTCGCAGAAGCCAACTGCGCTTTCTTGAGCGCAGCGGCACGTTTCGGGGTGAGTCGATAGGGACGCGCCATCAGAACTTACGAGCTTTCTTGCGTGCAGCCCGTGCGGCCCTTCGCATCTTTCGCTCTTTCTTGTTCTGCCTGCTGTAGTAATCCTGAACTTTACTACTGGCTCCCTTGGTAAGCAGGTCAGCGGATTTATTGAGAGCGAAACGCATCAGGAAGCCGCTCTTTTTGCGCCTTCGTGCGGAAACCCGTTGGGCCTTGCGGATAGAGGCTCTGCGTTTCGGAGTAAGTCGGTATCGTCCCATCAGAGCGTGTACCTTCTTCTCCTGCCTGCGGCACCAGGACTACCGCCGAAACGTCCCAACATTCCTGCATACTTGGATTGAACTTTCAGTCCAACAATGGGTTTCATTTCATTGCGTAGTCTGTTGTTGCGAAGAATCCTTCGTTGTACGTTGGGATGAATCTGACTCCACGCATTCCCCTTCCCGTCGTCAATCGGAGTGAACTTCCGTCCACTGGGTCCACTGGGAAGTGGAATCGCTTTTGTCCCAGAACCAGCACTGGGCAAACCAGCTTCATACATCGCGACATCGCCAGCTTTTCGCGCTCTTCGCAGATGCCCCTCGTAGGGGAACTCGCGAGGCTTGGCTTGCGGTGGTTTGTGCTGAGTCACGTTCCTTGGATGCACACCGGTTGATCTGTCTGTCTTCCCAAGGACATCGCGTTGAGTCACTGTATCGGCAACATGCCTGGTTCGTGATGGCGCAGAAGAATTGAACTGCGGCATGTTGTGAGCGCGACCGTACATCTCACCATGCCGAAGCCGTCTGGTTTGCTTGGCAACCCTTCCGTGGATAGCCCGGTTGACTCGTTCCCCGCCAGCGAGCATGGCCTTGACGTAGGTTCTATCCACTGCATTTCGGAACCTTGGGTTGAATGAATATCCGGCCAAGACACCAGCCGCAAGGTATGTGCCGCCGTGCTTGCGAAGATGCCCACCGACTTTGGCCCAGTTGCTTCTCCCCTTGGCGACAGCCGCAGGTTTCGCTTTGCCCTTGCCTTTACGTTTACGAGCAGAAGCAAGTTGCGCTTTACGAAGAGCCGCTTTTCTCTTCGGAGTCATCCGGTGTCTTTTAGCCATTTCTATCTCCGGTATCCCTGTGCGCGAGCTTTCGCCAATGCGGTATCCGAATAAACTACGGCTTTCTTGCCCTTACTTCGCCGCCCTCGCAAACGATTCGCCACAGCAGCGGCACGCACGGCACGGCGCAATGCGGCCCACTGTTTCGGAGAAAGCTGGCCCTTCACAATTCCAGAAGTGGCAGTGCCACGAAGACCATTACGGCTGCGATAACCGGGAGTTCCCGGTAGTCCACGAACGTTGTTCGTGCTTCTGCGGGATGTCGCCATCAGCCAGGAGTCCTCCTGCCTTTCTTGCCTGAATGCTTGGATTCAGGAAGACGGCGATACCTTACTTTCTTGCCGCCCTTCGTCTTGTGCGCTTTTTCACGCGCCCAAGGCTGCTTCGACGCGAACGCCCAACGCCACTGCTTCTTGCTCTTGAAACCGCGATAGGTGCCGCGTTTCTTCTTTTTGGCTGCCATACGTCACCACCTGTGTTGATCATTTATCGCCTCTTCAATCCAGGCGAAATAATGACAAGTTTCTGCCCCGTCTTAGTCGGGACAAACTTGGTGAGGACGGCGAAACGCTTCCTACGTCGTTTACCGATCCTAGCCATGACTACAGTCTAGGTGACACCCAGGTCAACCACTGTTTGATCCGGTGCGTTTTGCTGATCGGGTTGCTGCTGACCACCGAAGCCCTGATCCCCGCCAGCGGAGCCACCGGCCAGGGATGCCGAGTACGGGTCGAGAGCGGCAGCCTGAGCCGCGCTCTGTGCCAGCAGCATCCCAGCCAGGTCGTCGTCGGTGAGTGCGTTGCCGTACTGATCGCTCGTCGGGTAACGCCAGCCCAGAGAGCGCAGCTTGGCGACGGTCATCGACTTGAGAATCAGGCCAGCCGAATCCAGAAGCACGGTTTCCTGAACTTCGGCATCCCGGTTCTTGGGCATCGGGTCATCGAAGATGGTGACAACACTCATCTGCGACATCGTGTCCACGTTGCCGAAACTTTCCGGTTCATACGCAGGAAGCCACATCTGCGTGATGTCATGGAACATCTGATCCATGACAGTGATGATTTCCAGTTCCTTCTCTTGGTTCTGGGCAATCAAAGGCATCAACTGCAACTGCAAAGAGATTCCCGATTCAGCGACAGAAACGTCAACACGCCCAATCGCAACTTGCGGAGTACCGCTACTCTCGCTCATCCCGTCATCCACAAAGTTCATGTGGTTGATGAACGGACTGATGTCGCTGACGCCGGTCACACGGTCAAATCTCTGATTCGTACCGATTTCGATGATCTGCTTCGGCCCGATATTCCAATCGGTGACATCACCGGTATTCGGGTCAATCGGTGGTGAGGCATCCGTGACGTACATTCCTAATCCTTGGAAGACCAACGTTTGATCTTCGTCGGAAAGGCTCTGATTCAGCGAGTACAGCAGCGTTTCCAACCCCGACAGTTGGCTGGTTCCCCACGTCGAGTTCTGCGGAGGGCTGTTGCGCCACTTGTACACCGGCAACTGCACAATCGGCGCAGGCAGAAGTTCTTCCGGCTCATCGACATTCGGATAGTTGACCTGAACCTGTTTCTCCCGCAGTTTCTCAGTGCGGTCGTCCCACTTACCGACTTCCCAGTGCGTCAGTTCCGACGTGACACCGGTAGCCTTATCGAACTCATCGAACTGTCGCCGGAACGTCCTGCGCCGTGCGATCTTCTTCTCTGGCTTGTCGGGTTCGCGAAAGTCCTGAACCAGATCAACGATGTGAACGCCGGTCAGTCGTTTGGAATCGCTTGGATCGTCTTCAATCTCAAACACCTGCCGGGGATCAAGCTCTTCAATCGAAAGACGTTCGCCCTGGCTCTTCGTGGGCTTGGCGTAAAGATAAAAATAT